CCGTCTTCCAGTCAGCAACGGAGATTACCTTGAGTGCGTCCAGAGCCTTATCAATGCGGCCCAAGAAGCTAGTCGTCGGACCAATACGCCCAATGGTTATGTATTCGTGACATGGTGCGCACAAGTCCCCCACGAATCGACCTTGGTGCTTGTGGTTCTCGCACCCGCGAACAATACACCGCGAACAAGGCGATGCAGGAGAGTGTCCCTGATCTTGGTCGTTGTGCAGAGAATCGCAGGCGTGATCCATGCCGCGTAATTGTCCGCAAGTTTGGCAGTGCATCAGCGGGTGTAGCGTTTCGGACTCACTCCATCTATCACACGCGGTTTTCAGCCTTTTACACTCATACGCGAATCGACGGTCGCACACTCCGCCAAGCTGCCAGTTGCGGTATCCGTTGGACTCCATCCACACTCTGATTTTTTCGGCGGCATCCACGATTTCAGCGGGAGGCAACAAATCGGAAAGAGCACAACAAGGCTCCTGCTGGCAACCTGCCATCTGGGGCGAGTTCGGGACGGGCGGGGTATCAGGCGTTTCCATTTGATTTCGGAGTTTGAGTGTCGGCGTGCATGGCCTCGGCCTGTTCGCGAGACCCCGAACAAGTGGAGGCACATCGACCCCCACTACGTCCTCAGTTAGTTCGGCGGTTTCCGGCTTCGATTCTGGTGTCTGGTTTTCCATGGTGTTAGGCTTCATCTAGCTGTCACTACGGGTTTGCGGAATGCGCGGATGCCGATGGCGGCGGCGGCTAGGACGGGATCAAGATCATTCTCGGCCTCGGTAGCCTTCAACCAGTCGAGAATTGCGCTGCGCTTGGCTGTCACTTCGCACAAGCCTGGCGCATTCATGTAGATTGCACCAAGGTCAAACACCTCAAAGTCCCATGCGAATCTCACGCCTTGGGCGATCTTCGTCGTCGCCACCTCATTGCTAGATGCCAGCTTGGCGGCAACTGCATTACGCATTGCCAGCACGTCTGCGATCCGGCCTGTCTCCTCCGCCTGCTCACGCGCAGCACGGGCAAACTCGAACGCCTTGCGCTCCTCGGCCTCGGCGGCGGCTTTCAGTCGCGCCACCTCGCTGGCATGGTTGCCGATTAGCGCGCGTATGCGGCTCTCCTCCATCTCAAACGACTCGGTAAATGACTTTGCTGCCGCGTCGATCAATTTTTTTGTCCGGTTCAGCGGCTCATTCAATGCCTTGCGGCTTTTCTCCACCTCGATCCGCATCTGCGCGAGCCGAGCCAAGTGCGAGCGGGCTACGCCGCTCTCGTCATTACTAGTCACTTGCACGATGGTCGCGCTGCCAGCGAGTATCTGTTGTTTGCGGACCTCCGCCTCGGGCGAGATGGTGAGCTGATAGCCTTCACCGGCAAGGATGAGTGCTTCGGTGTCGAGTTGTTGTGTTTTCGTTATCATCGGTTGCGATAGTCTGAAATTTCCTTGGAGAACTGCGTGCGGAGCGTGGTGAACGTGTCCATGTCCACTTCGTGCATCCCGTTGGCCACTCCGCTGGCGAACTCGCACACCTGCGTCTCATAGCCAGTCAGCATGAACCCGCACTTGGCGAGGATCGCGGTGGCGTCGGCCTTGCGCTCATCTTTCATCTCCGCCGTGCGGTCGTTTTTGATGTCGCGCAGTTCTGCGGCGTGTTCGAGTTGTAGCGCGTAGCGGTCTTGGTCGGGAGTGGTTATCATAGTATTCTTGGGAAAAAGTGTTTCATGCTCAGGTTCACTCCGCCGTTGCAGATGCAACAAGTCTTGAGGAGCAGGCGGCAGGATTGGTGGAAGCAGGTTTCACAGTGGTTGGGTGGGCAGGGTTTTTCTCGGAGTTTTCTGGCGTTGGCCGCGAGGCGTGCGCGGATTGTTAGTATGGCGCGTTCTCCTCGCGGGGCGTCGCTGGGTGCTCGCACAGAATCCACGGCAGACGGTGCAGTAGGATCGGCGGCAGCTCTGGCCGGTGCGCTTGCAGTGCCAGCCAGATCACCTCCGGCTCGTTCGGGTCGCGCATCACGCAAAGCTGAGTCTCGAAGCTGTTCAGCGCCGCGTGCCAGGTCTGCGTCTCCTTGTCTGCGTCGGCTGGCACCATCGGCACCGCCTCGCCCTTGCTGCGGCTCAGGCTCCGCAGCTCGGAGTGGTGCGCCTTCTCCGCGATGTCTGCCTGCGGCAGCGGGGCGGATGCCGACAGCACCATCCCCGCCCGCCGCTTTCCCACACTCGGCGGGTCGATCCGGTCAATGGCAGCTTCGAGTGCCACGTCCACTGGCGCGGCCTGCGGTGCGGCAAGCGCCTTGCCAGCGGCGGCGGCTTTCTTGGCGGCGATGATTTCTGCGATGGTGGGCACGTTATTGATTGTTGAGAAAATTAGGGTATAAGTCCGGTGACTGATCCGGTGTCCGCTGTGTGGCGCGGCAGTGGTTATCCATTTCTCCGGCTAGCCCCCACCGGGATCTCCCAGCAGGTCGGGAAATTGTTCAGTATGGGATCTCGTCGCCAGTGAGCAGGGCAGACAGCTCAGTGAGCGCAGCGATCAGCCCGGCATCCTCCGGCCCATTCTTTGCCTTTGCCGTTGGTAGCCACTTCTCGATCAGCGTCTTCACGCCGGTCTCATCCACGTCGGCAAGCCGCCTGTCTTTATACTTCCCGACATGCACGACTACTGCCTCCCATCCGCTCGCCGCAGGCTCATCCGCAGCGTCGTCGTTATCAGGCTCCTCGCGGTCTTTGATGCGAGTGTATTTGCCGGACGGCTTGAGTGTCTTCTCGTCCTTGTCCGGCGCGATGAAGCTGATGTTCGCGTAAGTCTTATCGTCCTTGTGCTCGTGCTGGATGATGAGTTTCACACCGTGGCCGATCAGGCACTCGATGTCGAACTCGTTCAACTCGGCGGATGTAAGCTCGCGGCCCATCATCTTCTTCAAGTCCTTCCGTAGTGCGGCTTTCTCGTTGAGCGACGGCGTGTAGCCACGACTCCAGATGCAGAACCGGCGGTCATTCTCGTCATCCATGCACTCGGTCTCGAAGACCATGCGGAACTCATCCTTCTCGCCGTATTGAGTTTGCCGCTTCTTGAGGTCGGTGATGTCCACCAGCACCGCTTTGATCGGCCCTTCCGACTCAGGGTGCGGGGTGAAGTTGCTGTTCTTTTTTTCTGATAGCTTCATACTGTTGTTGTTGTTGTTGTTATTGGTTGTGGGAGATTGAGAATGTTATGGAGCACACCGAACCCATGGTCGGTGATCTCCAGCGTCCAGACTCGCCGGTCGTGGCGCAGCGAGCGACGCTTGGCATACCCTTTGTCGATCAACGCGTCCGCGATGCCGGTCATGTTCGCCGATGACCTGCCAGACATGGCCGCAAGCGCAGACAACTTGGTCCCCGGATGCTCGGCGCAGTGGAGCAGGACCATCAGCTTCGTCAGGCCTACGCCGCGTTTGCTGCTGTTCGCTAGGATGTCTGTCAGTTCGGAGGTGTTCATCAGCGGACGACAAGGTAGATAAGCGTGGCGAGGAACCAAGCGACCAAAGCCAGCGCAGCCCATGCGATGACGTATTCGCTCTTGTCGTCTTTGCGCTCGTTGATCCAACGAAGCAGCTCGATGTCGGCTTTTAGGTTGTTGCCGAACGTGTCGGACGCTTCGCGTTTGTTGGTGTTATTCATGGCAGCAGTTGGTGGGAGAATACGATGACGAGAGTCCACACGGTCAGGTTGACCCCTACGCAGATGGCGATGGCGATCTTCACGCTCCCCGCCTTTCTAATTGACGCTTCTGCTTGAGCAGCGAGTGAAGCCGTGCGGCCCACTTGTTATCGAATGGCGTCGAGCGGATCGCCGCGCTGATCTCCTTGGTGTTTTTTGGTTTCATGTTGTTGGTTGATGGGTTCCCTCCCCGACTGCCTTCGATATTGTTCCAGCCGGTAGCCTTGGGCATTAGTGGTCGCCACCCTTTAGGGCAGAGGGGGAGGGAAGGTGTTTTCAGAACGTCGGCACCATGCCGGTCCTTGAAGGTGTTTGTGGTTTGGCCGCGAGTTGCTTGATGACGGTTTTCAGGTCGAACCTGACGAACGCATGGCGGTCGATGTCGGCGGTGATCAGCCCCTTGCGCTTCCAGCGCAGCACGACTTGCGGCGACATCCTGAGTTCGGCTGCGACCTCGGCGGCGGTGAGGAGCTGTTTCATGGTTAAACAGAGTCGGTCGTTGCGAGCATGGGCGATGTCACCTTGAACTCTCCAGATTCCAGTTTCGCCAGTCCGTCGCGGATCAGAATCCGGGTCAGGTTGGTGGGGGTCGTTCCGGCGATGCCCGCTTGGGCGTCGAGGGTTTTTTTGTCTTCGTAGAGATCCACGCAGACCCTTCCGTTCGGATTGCTTTTTCGTTTGGCCATGCGAAAGACTTTCCAATTTTGGAAACCGACGTAAAGAAAAACTTTCAAAAAAGAGAAACTTTGTTATATTGGAGAGCTATGAATGACCAAACTGAGAAACAACGGATTGCCGGGTCGATACTCCCAAACATCGTGCAGGCCTTTAGAAACAAGGGATTATCACAGGCCCATCTGGCGAAGTCGCTAGGGAAAAGCGAGGCGTGGGTTTCCAAACTTTTGTCTGGAAAACAGAAGTCGGTGGACGAAAAAACCTTCCGAAAACTGGAAATCACGCTCGAAATCGACTCGTTCCAGTTAGCGAAAACTGGAAATATCTCCCCGCTCGCGGCCCAGATCGCCGCGCTGGTCGATGCCGACCCGATCTTTGCGAAGCTCTCCCTCTGCGCGCGGGAGGCGATCATAGGGGCAAGAGCCACATTCACGCCCCGCTACGTCCCTACGGATGAAATGGCCGGGCTTGGGAAGAAGATCATCGACATCATCCAGTCCAACCCAGACAAGCCGGGGAAAGTGGCGAAGCTCGTCCTGCAACTTTTAGCGTGATGAGGCGATAAGAGGGCGATTTCCCACCAAGCAACAAAAACACCTACGGGCATATAGGCCACTCGGCCATTCGTAATGAATAGGTCGTCGGTTCAATTCCGACCAGCGGCTCCATAACTCCTTGATTTATCGTTACCATGCTTTACTTGTTTTTACCCCTTTTTTAACGCGATGGGGCGATAAGGGCGACAATGTTATGGCTAAAAGACCGGACTTCATTCCTCTCGAAACTCCCCGAGGCTGGTGCGTGAACGTGCCAGCCTCGATGACGGCGAGCGGTGCGCGGCGTCGGAAGTATTTCCCGACGCTAGTGAAGGCTCAGAAGTTCTCAGCGAGCGTGCGTGCCAGTCACGCCGCCGGTGTGCGTGGGTCGATGATCTCCGCGTCCCTTGCGCTCCAGGCGGCGGAGGCGGAGCGGGTTTTGGCTGGCAGCGGCGTGACAATCGTTGAGGCGGCGCGGATGGCGGTTGCCAAGCTGGGTGGTAATGAGTCGAGGGAGACGTTCGGAGAGCGGTATGCGCGGGCATTGCTGGCCAATGAAAATACTTGGAGTGCCATCTACTCGAACCAGATGGCCGCGCTGACAAGGTGGGTTCCTGCATCTTTCATGGATCGTGTCTGCGGAGGAATTGATCGCGCTGTCATTGAATCGGCATGTCGGGAGATGCAGCCGACGCTCAAACAATCATCGCTCGACATGAAGGCGTCGCGGATACTTGCGATCATCGGATTTCGGCCGCGTCACCGTAAATCCACGGACATCTCGATCCTGTCTGTCGCTCAGTGCGCGAAACTCCTGCGCGTCTGCGAGCGCGTGGAGGAGCGGCGGGTGGTCGCTCTGTTGTTGTTCTCCGGCATCAGGCCGGACTCGGAGAACGGCGAGATAGGCAGGCTCGAATGGAGCGCGGTGAAGGATGACTACATCGACATTTCCCCCGCTGTCTCGAAGACCTCATCCGACCGTCATATCCCGATCACGCCACGGCTGCGCCGACTGATTAAGGGCCACCCGAAAGACGGTCCCGTCTGTCCGTCCGGCTGGCGGCGGGCATGGCAGCGCATCCGGCGCGACGCGGGTATCGCGGAATTGAGCGATGTTTGCCGCCACACGTTCGCGTCGAACTTTCTCGAATGGAAAGGTTCCGACTCCTGCAAGGCCGCGATGGGCCACACGGCGGGAAGCACCGTGCTCTTCCGCCACTACGCCCGCGCCATCAAGAAGGATGCCGGCGAGAAGTTTTTCAGATGAATCCACAACCCACCACCACCATGACTGAACCACAGAAATTTGCAGCCAAGCTCCATGCCGCCCTTGTCGAGCGCGGGTGGAGCCAGTCCGAGCTGGCACGCCGCGCCGGGTTGAGGCGCGATGTCATCTCAACTTGCTGCCGGGCGGCTTCGCTGCCGTCGCGGTCGAGCCTGTTGAAAATTGCCAAGGCACTGGGCGGGTCGCCCGCCGAGCTGCTGGATGGCAGTTTGCCGTCGCTTGAATTGCCGACAGCCTCACCGGACCCCAAGCCGAAACTTGCTCCTCGTCCGCCGGGCGGTGGTGAGATTCATGCGGAGGATGGCGGCATCCGGCTGCGGATCGACCAGCGCGTCAGCGTGGAACAGGCGATGAGCATCCTTTCGATCCTGTCATTGAAACCGGATGCGTGAGCGGATCGCGGTCAGGTTGCGCGTCTTGGCATACACTCCGTCGCCGAGGCGCCCCCCGGCGGCATTCGTGTTCCCCTCGACCGTAGGCACGTTGCCGTGCTCGTCCGGTGGACCCGTGGCGATCCCGATGTGGCTGAAAGTATAGACCACGATGTCCCCGCGCTGGATGTCGCCCATCGTCGGCTTGCGGAGTTTCACCGTCCCATCCACGCCGCGGCACCACCGCTCGAAGTCCCATGCGCCGGCTGTCTGCGGCAGCGGGAAGCTGACCTTCGTGGTCCCGACTCCCGTCCTGACGCACCAGCAGACGAAGGCGGCGCACCACGACCACGCGCCCGGAGGCAGCCATGTGGCGCGCTGGTATTCCTCGATCTTGGCTCCGCCGTTCGGCTTGGTTTCCCGCACGCCGATCTGGGATTCGGTAGCGGCTGCGATTTGTTCGGGTAGGTTTGACATGGAATCAGAAGCCTGTTGGTTTTTTCTGCATGGGTCCGCCCTGCTTCATCGGCGCGCCGGCCACCGCCTTGACCATCGCTTCCCTCATGCCAGGGTGGTTGAACGCTTGGATCGCCAGCGCGGGGATCGCGTAGCCGGGCATGGTGGCGAACAACGAGTTCGCGATGGGCTTCGCCGCCACGTCGTAGAGCGACCTCGCTGTCTTGCGCTCGTGCGTGTTGGTGTTCGGCGAGTCCTGCGCTCCGCCCGTGCCGATGAGCTGAGCCACCGTCGATGATGCCGAGCCGAGGGACGGACCCAGCAGGCGCACCGCTGGGTCTCCGCCGTGTCGCGCGCCGGTCATCATGTTGTAGAGGATGTCGTAGCCGCCGAAGATGTTGGCCCGTGTCGCTGTCGAAAGCAGGCGCATTTTTGCGATGTCCGCCGGGGTCTTCCGCTCGTCCTGCATCCGGGCGGGGTCGGAGAACAGGTTCTCACGGATCACTTGCAGACCGTATTGAGCCACGCCGATGACAGCGGCGGCCTTGAGCGTGTCGCCGACCATCTGTGTCCGCTCCGCGCCGGAAAGTTTCTCCGTCGCGCCATCGACCAGCGCCTCTCCTTTGATAGCCGTCTTCATCAGACGGTAGTGGCGGGACAGCACTTGGTCCTGGAAGGCGAACAGGAAGGATTGGAACGCATAGAACATGCTTCCGACTGGAGTGCTTCCCCAGCGTGGCCTGGAACCTCGGGTGCCGGTCAGAGACCCACCGGACGACTTGACGAGGTGCATGGCGTCCCGATACATCTTCGCCTCCGGCGTGTCTGCGGTGAGCAGTCCCACCTTGTCGTTGGACTTCGCGAGGTCGTCGGTGAACTTCAGCATCGCTGGGATGTCTTTGCCGGAGATGCCGATCTCGTTGAGTGCCTTGCCGGCGGTGGTCTTGTATTTTCCGCCAGCCGCCCGCAATTCAAGCTGGCTGCGGATGAAGCTGTGGGTCATCTCGCCGGATACCGCGTGGGTCGCGTTGGTGAGCGCCGTGAGCAGCGTCTTGGTGTGCAGCAGTGCCGTCAGCTCCCCGCCCTTGCCTTCCCACAGGTCGCCGCTCAGGAAGCGGTTCGAGGCGAGGATCGAGTTGAAGCCGTCCTCGCTCGCGCCCATCAGGTTGGAGACGATGCGACCCTCGTCGGGTCCGAGACCGCGCATCTCGCGGACCATCTTGCGGGCGATGTTCAGGTAGATGTGGCCGGTCTTCATCAGTTGTCCGGTCCTCAGCGCGATGAGCGCGGGTTCGCCGCCGGATGATAGCGTCGCCCGCGCGAGGTAGGTCATCTGCCCGTGAAGGTGCGCGATGCCGAGTGCCTTGCGGAGCACCGGGTTGGCGTGGCTCCCTCCGAGGGAGTAGAAATCCTTGAGGAGAGTGGCGGCCATCGGAACCATGTCCGAGTTACCCTCGTCGATCAGGTCCTGCCGAAGCTTTTTCCATTTCGCGAGCGGGTCGATCTCGCCTGTCTGCATGGGTTTCCCCTGCCCATCGAGGGCAGGCCCGGACAACGACTTCGCGACGGCGGCACCGCGCACCGCGTCGGCGATCTCTTGTCTGAGGATATCGTTCGGGTCGCGGCGGTAGAACTTGCCGAGAAGCTGGTCCGCCTCGGGTCCGAACTCGCGGCTCTTGGAGGAGTTCGGGTTGCCGTTGTTGTGGCTGAACAGGTCGTTGCCGTCCGAGGTGATCCCGATTTGGTCTGCCTCGATGTTGGTCATGTATTTCCTCGCGCTGTCTGCGGCGTCGCGTCCTGCGATCTCTGACAGGTCCGTCTTGATCGCGGCCAGCCGCGCCTTGTCCTTGACCGGATCGAGGCCTGCGGCCTCGGCGTTGAGCTTTGCCGTCTCCGCGCGCCATTTCGCCTTGTAGGCGTTGGCTGCCTGCTTCACGAACTCCTCCGGGTTGCCGAGGATCGTCGGACGGTCGAGAATCCGCCGCATCGTGCGAGGGCCGGCGTCGCCCACCTCCATGCCGGAGTCCCGCATGTGCTTGAGCAGGTCCTTGCGTAGCTCGACGATTGACTCGACGGCGCGCTTCAACTCCGGCTGGTTGGCAAGCTCGTGGTCGCGGCTGGCGTCGGTCACATGGTCGCCCACGCGCTCCATGAACGCCTTGCGCTCGCCGCGCGGCATCTTGTTGAGCAGCGGCGCAAGCTCGTGGTTGGCGCGGTCGAGCTGGTTGGCGAAACGCTTGATGTCGATGTCCATCCGCAGGTCGTCGGAGACGCGGTGAACGCCGTCTGCGCCCTTGGCCAGACCGACAAGATCCTCCGTGAAGCGGGCCAGCGCGGTGCTCTTGTTGCCGGTGATGTTGCCTTCCGCCAGGTGCCGGAAAGTATTGCCGATCCCGGTCATGAAGTTGGCGTGGATCTTGGTGAGCGTCTGCTTGGTGGCCGTGATGCCCGCGCCCTTGGTGATCGAGTCGGAGAGTTTGCGAACCCCGTCCACGGCGGCGTCGCTCCACTCGCCCCACTCGCGCTGGCTGGCGGTGGTCCGCGACAGGTGGGTGTCGCGGGTAAAAAGCATGTCGTTGAAAATCTTGTCGCCGTTCGCCTTGATGTAGGGCGCGTGGTCGGGGAAGCGGTCCGCAAGCGCGCGGGTCAGGTCTTGCACGCTGGGGGTCTTGCCCTGCGCGGCGAGTTCCTCCGCGATCTTCGGCATCTCGTGGATGAGCTTCGCATCGCGCTCGCCCATGTATCGCTGGTGCTCCACCGACTTGGCGATGAGCGCAGCCTTGATCGTTGCCTTCTCCTCCTTGGCGAGATTACGAGATTGTTCGATGTGGGCGAGTCCCGCCTTGACTGCCTTGCCGATGGACACACCGGCTTCGAGACCCTTGACCACGATGTCGAGCGCGGCCTGGTATGCCTGCGCGCCGAGAATGTCGATGGGCATCGAGTTCATCCGCCCGGAGTTCTTCTCCTTGTTGATCCAGTCCTGCACGTCATTGCTGTGCGCCCTGAGTCCGTCGATGAGTGATTTCTGCTGTGGCGCGTCCCCGCGCTGATTGAATAATGGCGTGTCGCCCGCGGTGGGGTCGAGCATGTCCGCCGTGGTGTCGCCGAGCGTGCCGGTCATCCGCGCTTTCCGCAGACGCTCAATCTTCTGCGCGTCGGTCTCGACGGGCGCGGCTTTCGCCCGCGCCTCGGCGGCGGCCGCGAACGCCGCGTTCTCCGCCTTGATCTCGGCGTCGCTGGTATGAGCTTTGAGTGCGAAGTCGTCTGCGGGATCAACGTGCCGATATGTGTCACCGTCGAGTTTGTAGCTGTCTGGCAGTTTCATGCCGTAGGAATCAACCGTCTCCTTTGCCACAGGGATCTGAAATCTCTCGACATCAGACATGATCTTTTGCGCGGCTTTCGCGTGATCCACAGGACGGACAGTTGATGAAAGCTGTCCCTTTTGCTGCGCTCTCAAAATGGATTCCATCGAATGGCCAGCGATGCCGCCTTCTGCCTCAGTCACTGCACTCGATTTTGCGGCGGGGGCTGGCTTCGCTCCATTCTCCGCCGCGTGCTCCGCATTCTGTCTGGCAGTCATCGCCTTGTCTGCCGCGATGGCGTGCGGTGCCTCCTCCGCGATGCGGGCTTGCGCCTGCGAATCGACGTTCTCCGCCGGGATCGGGTGATCCAGCGGCACCTCCTGGTCGCCGAACTTGTCGTGGTCGCGCAGCGTGACACTCTCGTCGGTGGCGGCCACCACGCGCAGCGGCTCGCCGTCGATGGTGAGCGTATCGCCCTTCTCCAGACCAAGCTCGTCGGGTGTCGCCTTGGCGTGTGTCGGCGCGTCCTCCACCGCCTTCTCGAAATCGTAAAACTGCCGCTCAAGGCGGGCGTAGATCTCCTCAACGGCGTTTGCCTGGGGGCCGTTGTTCTTGTGGATGCTGTCCAGCTCGGCATTGAGATTTGCGTGGAACTCCGGGACAGTCATGTCCATTGCCGTCGCCAGCTTGTCCACGCTGAGGGCGAATGGCGACTTGTTGTGCAGCGACCGCAGCGTCGCCGCTGCCAGGTTGCCGCCGGGCGTGTCGGGGAAATCGCTTGGGCGTGCGGCGTCGTCGCGGGACTCGCCGAATCCATCCGCCACTCTGCGTGACTGGTCGGAGAGCTTTGCCCCGCGCTGGGCGTTGCGCTCGATCAGTCCCACCGCCTGGTCCTGTGGCGCGAAGCCACCGTTCTGCCGGATGCGGTTGATGGTCTCGAACTCGCCGGAGTTGTGAACCTCGTCCACGCGCTTGCCGAGCGCGGTGGCGCGGCTGTCCGGTGCCGGGCCTGCCGCCTCGATCTGGGCGTTGAGAGTGTCGATGCTGGCACGGAGCTTGGTGATTTGCTCGGGGTCCGCCTTGCCGTTTGCTTCGAGTTTGGCGAGTTGGTTCGTCTTCTTCGCCAGATTCATCTTCGCTACCTTCACGCTGCCCGTGAGCGGCTCGATGGCTGTCGGCGGCTCCGGCACTACCGGAGTTTTACCTTGCGCTTGGGGAGGCTCAGGAGCTTGCGGAACGACGCCATCAGGCTGAGTGACCGCGGGTGGCGTCTCTGCAACTGGCAGCGGTGACACCAGCACTTGTGCTTGTGGGACGACTTCTGCCGGGGCGAGTCCTTGCGGGTTCGGCTCATTGACGGGGATGGGGGTGGGTTCGACGGGTGCTTGCGTGTCGGTGAAAAACTGCCGCCCCACCTTGATTTTCGCGGGGCCATCGACCACCGGCCCCAGCGGACCATCGACGACGGGCCGATCCACGGACGGGCCTGTGATTGCCGGGCCTTGCTCTGTCTGGAGTGCTTGCGGTGTCTGCCGCGCCGCCTCCACGATTGGAGTGTCACCCATTACCGGACCTTGGACGAGCGGACCAAGCGGCCCAAGCGGGCCGTCCATCACGGGGCGGTCGATCTGCGGGCCGCGGACTTGCGGCGGATCGACGGGGAGTGGTCCCTGCCATCCCTCGCGGGGCGGGGTGGCTCCCACGGTCGGGATGCTTGGACCATTGACTGTCGGACCTTGGACCTGCGGCCCCTCGACCACCGGACCGCGCACCATTGGACCGAAGACTTGCGGGCCGCCATCGAAAGTAAGCGGCTCGCTGTTGGCGATTGGTCGGGGAATTTCGAGCGGTTGCCCCGTCTTGAGACGGTTGGCCAGCGCGTTCGCCTCCATGATCGCGAATGCCCGCGACGGACTCTGCCCGTCGCCCGTCATCGGCATGACCACGGCCGCATTTGTTTCGATGGGACCACCACCGGCCCTGACCGGCGAACCCGTTGCAGGATCTCCCTGCACACCATGTTGCGTATCCGTGGAAATCAATGTCGGATGGAGCATCTTGCCGAACCTGTTGTGCTCGTTGAACACGGCACCCACCAGCCCGTCGCCAATGACGTGCAGCGGGTCGATGGGTTGCCCCTGCGCGGCGGACAAGCCGGCGGACAAGCCCGCGCCGATGCCTGCGCCCGCGCCGATGTTGACCCTGGCGGCGGTCATGGCCGCCTGCTCCGCCTCTGTGGCGACCCTGCCGAGCGGGCCAATCGCCTTGCCGAAGGTCGAGACCCCCGGTTTCATCGTCACCACCATCGGGGCCATGCCGCCGAGGTAGCTGGCGACCGGGTGCGCCTGCTCGTCGAGCTGCCGTTGCTGCTCGCGCTCCGGGGTCATCGGGTAAGCCGCCTCCTCGCCCTTGCCGCCGATATAGCCGCCGCCGAGTCCGGCGATCAGCGGGATCGCGAGACCGGAGAGTCCAGCCGTCTCCGGCATGAGCGCCGTTGCGATGGCGGTTGCCGCCGTCGCGCCGACGCCAGCACCGATATTGTCGCGGAATCCTCTTGCAAACGAACCGAGCGCCGATGGCTGCGGGACAGGCGCGTGGAGCGCGTTCATCCGCGCGAGGTTGTCTGCGCTGAGTGGATGGGAGTAGTCCATCCCGGTAGGCTTCGGGGAATTGCGCTGGATCGCGGTTGAAATATCGGCGTCAGTCATCCCGTCTGGAAATGACACTTGGCCCATTCCGGGGACTTCAATGATCTGAGGCATGATTATTCGATGGTTCCGGTGGCTGGGTTGTAGCGGCGAACTGCTCCTTGCGAAGCTGTCTGCGGGGAAGGCTTGAGTGAATTGATCCTGCTCTTGAGCGTGTTGTATTCATCGAGGCGGGCGTTGTATTCGTCGTTGCTCATCAATGACAAATGGCGGGTGCCTGGGGATGACATGCCGTATGCGCCACTCACTGACGGGGATTCGACGGTCTCGTTGCCGGTCTGCAAATTACGGGTCACGTCTGTCAGGCGGGCTTCAAGTTTTGCGATCTCCGCCTGCTTGGATTTGGCTGCCGCCATCTCCGTGCTTGACAAGCGGCGGGTGAACGCTGATGCCGCGCCATCCACACCTGTCTGCGGAACCACTGTGGCCGGAGTGGTTGCGGCGGGAGCACCCACGGTCTGCGGCTGCGTGGCGGTTGCCGCCGGTTGACTGAGGTCCATGCCGAAAACCTGGGCGGCGTTCGCGATCCGCTCGATGTCGCTGCCACCTCCCGCACCTCTGGAATATCCCGCGGCGACCTGTGTCGCCTGCTCCTGGGTGATCGGGGTCGGGTTGAAGTTTTTGTAGTCCTTGCTGGGGCTGGAGAACCATCCGTCCTCGGTCGTCGGTAGCCCGTGATGGGTATCGGCGGTCATCTTTGCCACCTCAAAAGGCACTCCGAGGTTGGTCTGCTCCGCCACCGACGCCGCCCATGCCTGCGCCTTCGGCCTGTCGGCGTCGCTGATGGTCTTGCCGTCGGCAGAGAACCGGGCTACTGTCGCGCTCCCGATGTCCTTCGTCCCGTCGAACGGGTTGGACTTGCCGCCGACGCCGTGAGTCCCGTTGCCGACGCCTGCGGTGGCAGCTCTGAATACCTCCGTTTGGCTCCTCTGGTTGTTGTTGGCGGCGTCGCGCTGGCCTGCGGCTAGGTTGTTGGCGGCGTCGCGCTGGCCTGCGGCTAGGTTGTTTGCGTCGGTGTTATAGACATGGGGGATACCCGCGACACCAAGCGATGCTTGGTTCATCTGCTCCGGCGTGCGGGCGAACAGTCCGGCGGCTCTAGCCATCGCCTGTATTGTATTATCCGAATTTGAGTCACTGGATACTGCCGAGTTGATCGCGAGGCGCTGGATGTCCGCTTCGGAATTGATCGGGTGGGCGGAGTGGATCTCGCCGCTTCTGAAAATTGATGCGGCAGGGTCGCCGCCGAGTTGTTGGTAGAATTTCGAGACGCCGCCCCCCCATCCGCCGTTTGTTCCGTTCGGATCGTTCCCCGCGCCTGGGGGAGCATAGACGCCGCCAATCTCAGCGAGCGTCCGTTTGCCCTTGTAGGGACCATTCGGGTCTGCAAGAACCTGTGCCATGCGGTTGATCGACTCGACCGGATCAGTGAATGAGATGGGTCCGTTCGCATCGGATACTCCCATCGCGTTTTTCTTTTGCAGATATGCGCTTGATGTGCCGTTTCCAGTTTCAAGCATCGCAATCGACTTGAGCACGCGAGGGTCGATACCGTTGGCTGTTCCAGCCGCATTGAAGGCGGCGTCTAATGAGTCAAGCCCGGTGGTGCCAGCGCCTGCCGTTGATTCGAGCATCCGTTGTTGCCCGACGTTGCGGCCATTCCAGTGTTGCGTCTGCGCTCCTGCCAATGCTGCTTGTGCGTCCGACTGGCGTGCGTTGGCCATGCCTGCCGCTGCTGTTCCATTATGCGCTCCAATCTCGGCCTGCGCCGTCTGCGGGAACCATGTATTGCGGGTCCGCTCGAAATCCGTCTGCGCCCCTAGCAGCGCGTTCTGGTTGCCGAGCAGCGCGGCCTTGGCGCGCGCCTCCGGGTCGTTCATCCTCATGAATGCGTCTCCGATTCCGGCGAGGTTCTGGCTGAGTGCCGCTGCGGTCTGGTAGTTCATGGTGGTTTATACTTGGTTGGGGACGATGGTGGCCTTGGGCGCGCCAATCGTCTTGAACATCCCTTGGCTGTTCGCGCCGTAGCCGATCTCGCCGAGGGTGCTCAGGGCGGACCCGGCGAGGGCCAGTCCCGCGCCCTTGTTGAGAATCCCTTCCTGCTGTGACTGGTAGTATTTCGACGAGGCGTCCGAGAGAAGGTTGTTCGCCGCGAGCGGGCGGTTGAGCGCGTTGTTGCGCGCTCCCGCAAGCTGGATGGCGTCCGCGCTGTCTTGCAGCCGCTGGTTGCCGGAGATCCTTGCCTGTGCGAGCGCCTGCATCGCGGCCTGCGCCCCGGCCTGCTGGGTGTTGATCCCGCCGGCGTGGGCCAGATTGGCCGCCAGTGCCTGATCGTAGGCAGACGAGCCAGCCGTCTGCGAGTCCTGACCCTGCCCGCCGTTCTGCACCTGCACCGAGCCGCTGGACCGCGTGGCGTCCGCTGAGATGGGTGCTGCCGCGCGGTCGCCTGCCGCGGACAATGCCGCCGCCAGCGGGTTCTGCGCCGCCGCGCTGTCCGCCGCGAGCTTGTCGGGCGTGTAGGCCGGCAGGGTGTTGTCTTGAAATGCCTTCCTCGATACCAGCGCGTCCTGCCGCTGCTGTTCTTGCAGCTTCATCTGGTCCTGCATGATCGACCCTTGCCGCCCAACCTCTTGGAGCCGGGCATTGGCCGCTGCCGACTGCTGCATGTTCGATGCGCGGGCGGACATGGCTGCTCCTCCGAGCGTGGAGACTAATGCAATGGCGGATACTGGGTCGCACATGGTTTAATGGATGGTTGAGACTTGGTTGCCGCCACCACCGCCGGATGCGGGGGACTGGCGGTTGAACAACGGGCTGAACGCGCCGTAGGACTGGCCGTTCGGGCTATACAGCGCGTTGTTGTAGTCCATCGACGCATACTTCGCGGCCTGCCCGAGCAGGGCGGAAATAGGCTCGAACGCTGGTCCCGTCTGGAGTGCGCCCACCGCGCCGCTGGCGGACTGGAGTCCCACGTCGGGCGACTCGCTGCCATACATCTGGGCGATGGAGTTTTGCTTCGCCATCTGGACCTGTCCGCGCTGCTGGTTGGAATAGTCGAGCGCCTTCGACTGGGCGTCGCGGTAGATGCCACCGTAGGTGGTCGCCAGCTCGCCCTGCTGGGCGGCGTCGGTCGAGGAGTGGAGTTTGCCCTTGTTGGCCAGTGCCGAGCGCAGACCTGTCTGCGCGTGGAGCTGCGACTGCTCGATCTGCGGGTTCGCGTAGGCGAGGTAGTTGTCCTGCAAGCCCTTGTAGTAAGGGTCGTCGAAACCGCTGAACTGCGAGTTGATCTTGCTCAGTCCCTCGCTCATCGCGGCGCGCTTGCCGTCGGCGTCCGCCTTCGCCGCCGCCGCCTGGTCCTTCTGCCACTGGAACTGCTGCTGCGAGAGCTTCGCCGCCGCCTTGTTGGCTTTCGCCGCCCCTCCGTCGCTCATACACATGGCTTAGAAATTCCTCCCTTTTGACCACCCGAACAGGTGGAAGGTTTCGCCGCCCCGCCCGTAGCCGGGGGCCACGCACTCCTCGGTCGCGCCGAGGTGGCGCAGCCAGCGGTGCGCGGTGTCGTGACCAGACAGACTCCAGCACTGCGCTCGGTGTATGTTTGCATCAGACATGATCTGGAAAATCGCTTTTTTCGCCCAGCGGGTCAATGCCAAAGCGACTTTCTCCCAGCTATCCGTGGCATACATCCAGACAGACGCCACTCCCGGCCACATCATCGAGATCCCGATCACCGCGACGGGTTCCCCGGCGATGCTCGCAATCCAGCCGCAGCCGTCGCGGTTGGCGGCGTCGTAGGTCCGCTGCACCATCAGCTCGTCGTCGCTCGTCGCGCTGTCGTCGAGCACCGGGTAGCAGGTGGCGAACACCTCGTCGCGGTCAATCCGCCGCATGTTGCGGACGATGAACGACAGCGGCTCGTAGTCCACCGGGCCGAGCACCATGCGCGGCTTATTTCGGCGGCTCAGTGAACTCGAAGTGGCAGGCGAAGGAGGATAGTTTGGCGGCGGCTGCATCGGTGGAGGTGAATTTGAATCCGACATGCGTCCCGTAGCCGGCGATTCCGAACGACGGGAGGCTGAAATTCTGGCCGATCACATGGCCCGCCAGCACGAACTCGCTGCTCACCGGGTCCGTGCTGTAATCAATCCGCCACGTCCCCTCGCAACTCGCGTCGATGCCGTGGAACCGCTTGCGGTGCGCGGCCTTGTCGGCGTCCAGCCATGACAGCTCGACCGCCGCCTCGGACGTGTCGTAGGTGTCGCCGGTGTCGCCGCCGTAGAGATAGACGGTGTTGCCGGAGCGGGCGTAGAGCCTGCTGTCCTGCACCGCCCAGTCACTGACCGTGAAACCCGGCTCGTAGGTCGTCCACGCCGAGATGTTGGACGCCGGGAAGAACGAATAGACGAACACCTTGCCGCCGATGGCGAGCATGTAGCGCCCCTCCCGCGGCTCGATCACGCCGCAGACCTTGAGAAGCTCCGTCTCGCTGCGCGTCTTCATCTGGGTGATGACGAGCGGGTCGATGCTCGTCCCCACGTCATAGACCACCGCGGCGTTGGAGGCGTCACGCGCCCGCAGGCTGCGGATGCCGGTGTCGGAAAGGAAGAACACGTCAAGCTCGCCGAAGTTGATTGCGCTGCGCGGGGCGAAGGTCCCGATGTTGTCGAGGATCTGCACTGGCACGTTGGACGACGGGTCGCCGGCCACCACCGACCAGATCTGAGTCACCCGGCGGGCGAACACCGCGAGGTAGTTCTGGTAGGGGGCCATCGCCACCAGCGCGTCGGCCTGCGCCGTCTGCGAGGAAAGGTTCTCGAAGCCCGCGAACGATGTCGGGACGGTGGGCGCTGGCGTCCACTCGGTCGCGTTCTCGGTGTCGGAGTAATAGAGCAGCCCCTGGCTGGTCGCATACATCTTGCTGCGGAAGGTCCGCACCGCGCTTCCTGTCACCGAGCCTGATGTCGAGAGCGTGTAGGAAACGCCGTTGACGGTGATCGACCAGATCGCCGCCGCCGTGTTGTTACTGGTCGTCAGGGTGACGGTCGTCACCTGCGCCGTGGTCGATCCCGGAGCGGTGGTGGCGACGATGGCCACGCTCATGCTTGCCGTGTCGAGCGGGGTGATACCGGATGCGATGGTGAACGCCGTGTTGACCGCATCCGCGGTGATCGCGATGGTCGCCTTGCCGCTCACCGTGCTGTATGCCGCGGAGACCAGCGGTGCCAGCGTCACGCGGTCCGCGAGTCCCTGTCCGAGCGTGAAGACGCTGCCGGACATCAGGTCCCAGTCGGTGACTCGGGTGCCGTTGTAAAAGTGGTGGATCGCGCCGCTCGCGTAGCGGGCGACGACGTAGGGACTGCCCGCGAAGGTCTCGGTCGAGATGACTTCGGTCATGTCCGACGCTACTGCCGCGACGAGCTGCTGGTAGGTGACGCCTGATGGAATAGCTGGAGCGGCAAGCGACCCCGGCACCTTCGAGCCGAACGTGTAGATGGCCGCGCGGGTCGCGTGCAGACCGAACGTGTCCGCAGACAGCGCGTATTTCGAGACGAACGCCTTGCGCTTCTCGATCTCCCCGCCTCGGTTGATGTGGACGTTCTTGCCGCTCACCAGGCTGCCCTGCTGGGCGCTGATCTTGGAGCGGCGGGCGTCAAGCCCCTGCTTGAACGAGTTGACGAAGACGTAGGCCATGTCTCAGCGCGGCACGCGGATGTAGGTCCTGCCTCGGGTGATCGGGATTGTCTCTCCCATGACGAACATCGCCTCCTTCTGGAAGCGTCCTTTCAGGCGGTTGTAGTGGCTGGTCGCCATCTGGAGCTTGAGCGGCGCGTCCTGCGCCTTCGAGCGGGCGAGGAGTTCGGCGGCAGCCGTCAGCACCAGCAGCGTGCCGTCGATGTCGCAGGTGTCCGTGCCTGCGACGAGCGGGGCGAGCGTCTTCATCGCCCGGAAGCGGATCGCACCGTCATGGGTGGGTGTCGGCCAGACCTCGAACTGGTTGCCCTCGTAATGGCACCACTTGTAGATCCTCGACTCGGCGGCTCCGGTGTCGGAGTTGGTCGTGTTGTAGTCGGCCGGCGTGATGCCGTAGCCGATGATCCGCCAGTTCGGCGTGGCGGCGTCCGCGTCCCGCGACCACGCGCCGAAGATCCGCTCGAAGTCGAGGTCGTTGTTGAACGTGTAGTATCGCTCGCCAGCCAGCATCGCCTCCTCGCGGAACACGCGGAGGTGGGGCCAGTTGAAGTCGGCGTAGTAGGTCTCCTGCACCCGCCGCAAGGTCTGTTGCAGGCCGGGCAGGGACTGCGCCCCCATCGAGGCGTTCGTCGAGTCGCCGATCTCCGCGCGGAGGGCGATCACCAGTTGGTCAAGCGTTTGTCCGGCGGGCATGGCGTGGAGCGGGTGGGTCAGCCAATCGGCAGTTCGCCGCCGTCGTCGCCTTTGGATGCCAGTTTGAGGCCGGTGCGCTTGGTCGGACCGGCTGGCTTCTCCTCATCCGCTTCCGGCTCTTCCACGATGTCGGAAAAGACCGCTGTCAGACGGGTCGGCAGGGTGATGTTGAACCCGCGCTGGCCGAGGATCGCGGTGGTCGCCTCGTTGCCGTAGATGTTGGCGATCCGGTCGAATTCGGCGAGGTGGTTGACGGGAAGTTCGCTGGTGCTTTCCTGCACGCGGGCCACGCCGTCGATGCCGTGGATGCCGATCAGCACGCCGATCTCAGGCACGGACACGTTTTCGCGGAGGACGGTGTTGGAGAGGTCGCCACTGCGGGCGACTAGGACGGAGCAGTGTTGCATGGTTGGTTTTGGTTGGTTGGTGGAGAATGCGGGGGGAAAGGGGGAAGGCGGGACCGGCGAACCAGCCCCGCCCGTGAATCTCGCTTAGGCGATGGAATAGACGCCGCACGAGTTCATGCGCTTGACGACAGTGCCGCCAGTCCATGTCATCGAGCGATAGAGGGCATACTTGTCCTCGGGGCGGGCCGGGGCGTGGACCTTGTTATCCTCGCCGTCCATGACGTAGAGACCGATGGCGTCCGTGTCGATGAAGTAGCAGCGCTTCGAGTAGTCGATGCTGCCGCCGCCCGCGCCCGCTGCCTGGAGATCGTCCAAGGTCGGGTCATAGACGAAGGTGCCGATGCCGTTGATCGTCACCGTTGGGCTGGCGATGTTCTTGGTTCCGGCGACTCCGCTTTGCGAATACAGCGACTTCGCGGCGACTTCGGCTTCGAGGGCGTCGAGGAACTTCGATCCGCAGAGGATGAGGTTCGGCTTGCCTCCGAAACGCGAGAGCTGGCGCACTTCCTTGCGGAGCGCGGAGGTGAGACCGTCTGACCCGGCGGTGATGCCGAGCAGGTAGCGGTTTCTCCACCAGGTGCTGGTCGCGCGGTTGATGCCTCCGATGGACCCCGTGGCGGTGGTGTCGGTGATGTAGGCGAGCAGTCCCGCGGGAACCTTCGCGTCCTGCGTGCCGTCGCGCCACAGCAGCTCGTTCATCTTGCGCGACCAGCCTTCGCTCATCGAGGCGAGCTTGTGGTCGAGCAGTCCGGTGAGGGCGGTGAGTTCGCGGCCGGAGACCTGCGAGGCCTTCTCGCCGAACGCGCTGTCGAGGATGGTGATCCCGTCAGCCTTGAGTTCGGAGAACGAAACGGTGATGCCCGCGTGGATTTCGTAGTATCCAAAAACCGCACGCTTGAGGTATGCGGGGTTCTGGAAGGTGACGGAATCGGTGCCGCTGAACCCCTTGAAGAAGTTCGAGTCGGAGTTGAGGTAGTCGCCGACGACGGGGACGCTGATTTTTTCCTTGCCGCCCGGAAAGGTCTTCTGCTTGCCGCGAAGGGCTGCGAGAAGGGGCTTGTCCTGGGTGGTTTGGTCGAAGGCGTCGCCTTTGACGTAGAAGTCGAGGGCGGCCGAGGCGATGGATTCGAGTTGACCGGCGGTGATGCCGGTGGCTGATGGTGAGAATGACATGATTTTAGGATGTTAGAGGATTACTGTCCGGCAGCCATTCGCACCACTTCCGCCAGGCTTTTCGGCATGGCTCGGGCTGAACTGACTGATTGCAAACTCGACGGTGCGTTGATGGCCATCCGCTTTGGCATCGCGGCCTTGAGCACTTCGGTTGCGCCACAGTAGGCGGCGTCGGCGACTGCCAGTGCCTCCTGCGGGGTGCGTGCGGGGTTCTCAAATTGCGACAGGCGGATCTTGTCATACACAATCGACTTCTTGGCGGCATAGTCGGGATCGCGTGTCGCGATCTGCTGCTCCCATTGCTCCACACTGCTGATGATGCTCTGCTTAGTCATCCGCTGCTGGTGTGCCTGCTGCTGTTGCAGCGACTCCTGGTTGCGGTGTTCTTGCAGGGCGACCTGCGCCCGGTAGCGGCTCAATTCCTTGGCCGCCGCTTCGCTCATCTCGCCTTCGTCCACCATCCGGCTGTCCGCTTCGCCGAGGATCTCCCCCGTCACCGCATCGAGTTGCCGCATGGTCTCCGCCAGCATCTGCCTTGCCCTCACCGGATCGTTCTTGATCGCGGACATGATCACAAACCCCTGGTCAACCTCGTCTGCGGACAGACGGTTTTGGGCCATGTAGTCTGAAATCGCCCGGAACTGCGTGGCGTCCTCCTTGAAGGAGTTCTTCTCGCGGACAATCTGCTGAAAGCGCGGGTGCTTGTGGAACGGGAGCTGTTCGTCGTTCTTGTCCTCCTGCCCTTCCTGTCCGTCCTTCTCGCCGCTCGGCGTAGGTGCGTTGGGATCGTGGGTGGGATTCTCCTCGGACGGGGGTTCCGGTTCTGCTGCCTGTTCTTCCGTGGTCGGCGCTGCCACTTCGCCCGTCCTCGCGGCCACGTCTTTCACAAGATCGAGCAGCGTCAACGGCTTTTCGCCGGGTGTTTCGGTCGTGGACGGTGTGACCTCGGTGGCGTCCGCTGATCCCTCGGAACCTTGCGGCACCTCAGGGTCAAGAGTGTCTGTCTGTTGGTCGGATGACGAATCCGACGCGGTTTGGGGCGTCATGCCCGTCAATGTCTGTCTGTCTGACAGCCCCGTCAATCCAAAATCTTAGTCTGGCTAAGATTTATTGGTAAGGATGATTTTCTTAGCCTCCCATCATCCCGCTCGGCCCCGCCGGCTGCGGCGCGGTCGGGCCGGACGGCGGCTGCCCCTCGCCCGGTCCCTTCTTCTCGTTGTCCGCCCCCTGCTCGCCCTGTTCTTCCGGCGCGTTGCCGGCTGGAGGCATCCCGCCCCCCATCTTGGCCATCGCGTTCTGGGTGATGATGCTCGGCAGACCGGCGGCGATGGCGTCGGTCGGGTCGATCCGGTCGTCGAGGCGCATGATGAGCTGCTTGACCAGCCACGCGGGCTTGACGCCCGGCATCTGGAGGAGCAGCGGCGCGAGGCGCTCGATATTGGCGATCTCGGTGGCGCGGTTCGGCCTCCCGCTCGATCCAGCCTCTACTTCAAGCAGGAGTTCGTCGGCCACGTCCTGCACGCTGAGTTGCGGCCAGACGGCTCCGGGTCCGGCGATCTTCATCACCGTCTCCTGCGACATTTCGAGGAAGAATACCTGTCCGGCGGCGCGGGACAGCTCGTTGAGCATGTCGTCCAGGTCGTCCACGTTGGAGGCGATGGCCACCGTCCGGTTCTGCTCGGCGATGCTGTCGCCGGTGGCGGTCACGCCGCTCTGCGCCGAGCCGATGCTGGCGTCGGACTGCCCGACAACCCGCAACAGGTCCTCATACACCGGGCTGGTGTCGTAGAGTGCCGGGTCGATGGGTGGTGATTTGATCGGTTGCAGGAGTTTCGACACGTCGCCGTTCGGCGGCAGCGAGTTGAGCGTAATCACCGCGTTGGCGGGATGGCTGCGGAGCTTCTCGATGTCCTCCTCGTCAAGCTGGCCGGCGGCTACCGCGGTCTTCGGGCGGTTGGCGATCCGGTGCTGCCTGAGTCCCTCGCGGCAGCGGTTGTATTCCTTCTGGAGCGGCTTGAGGAGATGCACGTCGCTGCGAGGGTAGATGCTGTCCTCGTTCTCCGTCTCGTTGAAGATGAGCGGGAACACCGGCCAGAACCGCTCGATGAACACGTCCGGCTGCTTCGGCGCGACAAGGAAGTCGGCGTAGCCCTCGCAGATCGTGCAGGTCTGTCCGGTGGTCTTGTCCCAGATCACCCACACGCACTTGCCGTCCTTCACCCGCGGCGTCGGCGAGCCGTCCTCGCTCATGACGGCGGTGATCCGCTCTTTGAGTCCGGGGATGCCGGTCTTCGCCTCGGTGTCATAGCTGGTGGCGCTGCCGGAGGTGGATAAGTCAACGGCGTAAATCTCCTTGATCGTGTCGGTCGGCAGGATGTATTCCTCCGCGATCCACCGCGCGCCCGTGAACGTCCGCAGGTGGCGGCAGGCGGGATCGACGATAACGCTGGTCGCTGTCGGGAAGTCAAAGCACAGCCCCTCGCGGGAAACCTGGTGCTCGCGCTTCTGGTAGTCCTCCAGAATCAGCTTCAGTTTCGCCAAATCCGCACTGGTGTCGTCGAGCTTGTCGTCGGCCTTGTCCGCCAGCAACCGCTCCATCACCGAGATTTGCTCGGTCAGCCCGTTGATCCGCTCCACGTCGTCCGGGCTGCGCTCCAGCACCCGCTGGAACCCGAGCTTGACGTAGCCGACGCCGGTCGTGCAGACGCGGCGGACGAGTTGCTTCATCTGCACCTTGAACGGCGGCAACTGCTGGTTGAGCGTGTAGTCGTAGAGGATCGTGAGCGTGCTGGCGACCTTTTCGAGCATCGCCCGCCGCTGGACCCCCTGTGAGATGTCCTGGATCAGCCCCATCACCTCCGGCGGCATCGCCATCCCGGTCTGCTGCGCCATCTGCATCGCCGTCTGGATGTTCTGGAGCGCGTCGGTCGTGCCGTCCCACTGCGTGAAGTCCATCGTCCGGCGCTTGCGGACCACCACCTTCGGGTTCTTGGCGTAGAGCGCGGCGACCCGCTGGTTGATGTGGCGCTGGATGATGTTGGCCTGATACTTGTCCGGCTCCTCGCGGCCGTCCCACTGCGCCCCGCCGAGAAACGCTTGATCCTCGCGCATCCGCTTGAAATCCTTCTCCCAGTGCTTCTTCGCCAGCTTCACCTTTCCCTGCCACTGTGTCACCAGCGCGGCGGTGGACGGGTCGGGTGTCGGCGCGTCGCGCCGCATCCCGCTCTTCACCGGCTCCGCCAGCTCGTTGTCGGAGATTCCTCCCATCGCCTCCAACGGTTCGTTGTCGAGGCTCGGCTGGGGTGTCGGTGGGTAGGTCATGGTTGTTGGATTGGCGAAATCTTGTCTGTCTGTCTGGTAAATGGCAATCTCAGAATCCCGCGGCGGCCCTGACGTTCGCCTTCTGCCGGTCCTGCGCCTTCGAGCGGGCCTTGACCCACGCGAGCGTGCCGCTCTGCGGCTGAACCGACTTGCGGCTCGGCGCGGTGGCCGCGGTCATCCGGCCCAGCCCCATGCCGATGTAGGCGATGGTGTCCACGAAGTCATCGTGCTTGCCCGCCGGGAACGAGAGCATCTGCGCCCGCGCCGCCTCCCACCACGGCGCGAAGCCGGGGAACCGCACCTTGCCCATGCTCATCCGCCCGCGGATCGACTGCGCCCGCGTCTGCTTGTCCTTCACCGGCACCACCTCGTCGATGGCGCAATAGACGCTCTCCTCCTGCATCCGCTTCCGCAGGAACGGCGCGATGGACTTGGAGATGTGGCCGCGCTCCGCCCACCAGATGAGCGGCTTGTGGCGGGCCATCATGTCGAGCATCGCGTCCACCACGTCGTCCGTCTGCGCCCTGCGCCACCAGACATCCGGCAAGATCCAGATCGTCCCCTGCTCGTCCACGCCCACCGGCAGGAGCACGGTCGGGTCGCGGTCCTGCGCCACCGAGACGGCGTGGTCGCTCGCGCAGTAGTAGCGGAGGTTCTTCGGTAGATCCTCCGGCTGGTAGGTGGTCATCCACTCGCGCTTGAAAAAGTCGCCGTCCTCCGGCGCCGGCCGCCCTTGGTAGAGCGCCGAGAAACCCCGCGGATTGAGCCGTCGCTGGGAGTTTAGAAACTCCTTGGTGATCCGCTCCGGCCACAGCGGATCGTCCTTCTCGCGGCCCATGATGTCGTTGTCCTCGGCTAGCGCCGGGAACGAGATGATCTTCCACTGCTTCGCCTCCTCCGCGTTGTAGTGCTGGTTGCCGGGGTCGGTCAGGCGTCCCACTAGGTCGTCCTCGTGCCAGCGGGTCATGATGATGACCACGCGGCCCATGCCGCCCATCAGACGGGTCATGGCGACATCGGTGAACCAGCTCCACAGCTTCTCGCGCACAATCGCGCTGTCCGCGTCCTCGCGGTCCTTCACCGGATCGTCGATCAAAAGCACGTCCGCGCCCCGTCCCGTGAGCGCGCCGCCCGCACCGACAAAGACTCCCAGCCCGCCCTGCTCGGTCTGCACCCGGTCTGAGGCTGCGCCACCTTTCCGCAGCGAGCACATGGGGAAAACCTGCTGGTAGGCCGGCGTCTGCATGTAGGACCGCACCTCCCGGCCGAAATCCTCCGCCATCGTCGCCGAGTAGGACGCCACGATCATCTGCCGGTAGGGGTCTCGCCCCATGAACCACGCGGGGAACGCCTTCGAGGCGATCTGCGACTTGCCGTGCCGCGGTGGCAGCGTGATGATGAGCCGGGGCATGTTCCCCTTGTCCACCTCCTCCAGCGCCGCCGCGAGAACCTGGTGGTGCTTGGCCACGATGTAGCGCGACAACTGCACGTCGTCAGGGTCGTTCGGGTCCGGCATCATCAGCCGAACGAACTCGATCAGCGAGTCGTGCGCCCGCTTCGCCGCAAGCAGCCGGTGGGTCGCCTTGAGCTGCAATTCCGCCTGCTCCAGCGGCGTCAGTTCCTTGCGCTTGGCGGACATTTCATCTAATGACTGAGAACGCCCCGAACGTCGGGATATAGGTTCCGTAGGCGTTGGAGAAATTTACTGTGAAACCAGTGGTCGCTATTGAATTTATGGTTATTCCACCACCTAACGATTGATCCGCTCCTGTCACCATATAGTTCGCATCAGGCATTGCGGTAGCGAATAACACATTGAAACCTGATGTGGATGTGGTGTCAACGCGGGTGATGGATATAATGTTGCCGGATGCGTTAATCAGGCGGGCGTTGGCGACAGTGGATGGTGTATTGAATGTGTCTTTCGCACCATTGAAGCGTGCCCACGCCCGGATGCCGTATATTGGCGCGTCGCCGGTCTGCCTGCCGCTCAGTTTTGTGGCTGTGACGTTGCCGTCCTTGATCTTGGCCGTCTCCACCGCGTCGGTGGCCAGCTTCGCCACTGTGACGTTGCCGTCCTTGATCTTGGCTGTCTCAACCGCGTCGGTGGCCAGCTTCGCCACTGTGACGTTGCCGTCCTTGATCTTGGCTGTCTCAACCGCGTCGGTGGCCAGCTTCGCCACTGTGACGTTGCCATCCTTGATCTTGGCTGTCTCAACCGCGTCGGTGGCCAGCTTCCCGTTGTCCACCGCTCCCGGCTGGATGTTCGCTGTCTGCACCGCGTTTGTCGCCAGCTTCGTGCTGTCGATGGCCCCGCCTGCGATCTTTTCGCCGGTCACTGCCAGTGCGGCGAGCTTCGCCGTCGTCACGTTGAGATCCTTGATCTTCGCTGTTTCCACCGCGTCGGTGGCAATTTTCAGCGCCGTTACCCCGCCGTCCGCCAGCTTGCCGGTCGTCACGTTGAGGTCGATGATGGCGTTCGTTCCCACCGAGTTGTTCGGGATCGTCACCACGCTGTTGATGATTTCCGCAGACACGCCGATGACCACCTCGATGTTGTTCGTGCCGAATGCCGGCGCGCTCACGAACGTCAATACCGCCGGAGAGGTGCCGACGATGGAATAGGTGCTCTTCTTCTGATACACGCCGGCCACATAGACCTGCGTGTTGTTCGCCGCGGCGGGGTTCTTCGTCAGGCTGAACGCTGTCTGCGATCCGGTGCCGCTGAAGGTATTCACCACCAGCGTGTCCGTCGTCGGGCGGTAGCCGAGGATCGCCCATACGCCAGATGCGTAATCAGTGATGAAACTGCCGCTGCTGGTGTGCGCGAATCCGCAGAGATACGGGTAGTTGTCGGTGTTGGAGATGATGATGTCTCCCGGTGAATAGCCCGTCCCGGTGTTCCACTGCCCGAGGTAGTTCGACCCAGCGGCTGCCAGCGCGGTCCGAAAGTCCTCCGACATGGCGGGAAGACCGACCACGCCGTTCCTGATCGCGCCGTCGTCGCGTTGCAACTCGGCGAGCCGGGCCTGTGTCTCCGTGAGTGCGGTTGCGATCTCAGTGAACTCGCTGTCGAGTTGTGCCCCAGGCAGTCCCGAAGTCGTGATCGGCGTTGCTGCAAGGGTGGCGTAGCTTGAGTTTTTCGTGTAGGGTGTGGGTGCGGCGCTCATTCCGTTATGATGTTGGTGATAATTTTATTTCAGGTGATGGATCAGGCAGGCATAGACGAGGCAAGCTAAGACCAGCGCAAAGACCGCCACCCATCTCTCAGATGACATCGTTTTCAGATGGCCCCATACCAGGCCGCAGGTGTTCTCCAGCCACATGCTGACCAGCAGGCCGACAAGGCCGATGCCGATAGCGGCGATGGTAAGGGCGGAGGTCTTCATGAGAAGCGGCGGGCGGATTCAACGCGGGATAACTGCCGCCAGCACGGCGGCGGTAAAGTGGTGCCGGAGGTCTGCGCCCCGGTGAAATAGAGTCCGGCAAGCAGATGGAGGAGATGGCTTTTCATGGTTCTTCGTCGGGTAGTTCGATCTCTGCCATCGCACGCTTTAGATAGATGGCTTGATCCAGACACTCCTCATAGGCGTGCTGGAGCCATTCACGCAGAGCTAGCGGGTTATCTGCAACTGATACGCGATACTTCGCGAGCCCGAGCTGTTGTCGGCACGCGATGTCTTCACAAACTAAGGCTTCGATCCCGGTCGTCATGGTTCGTTCGAGTTACCGATGATGATGGCCCGGCGGTAGGAATAGTCGGAGTGGAATTTCTGCATCCGTCCGGCCAGCGTCCCCTCTTGGAATTGATAGACTTTATCCGGCAGCAGTGTCACCGTCGGCGGGTCATAGAGGGCCGATTGATTCGCGCTTGCGTTTGAGACGTTGCGCGAGGCGTTCGATCCGCAGCTTTGAAGCAGGAGAACCAGCAGCAGCAAGGGTGTCGATTTCATCTTCGATGCGGTCAATTTGTGTTTCTCGCTGCCACCGCACCCACTCCGTAAACGCAGTGAGGGCGGCGGTTAGCGCAGCGAGCAGTGCGGTCATGGCTTGGCGTCTGCCGCGTGGATGAGGCCCCAGCCAGCGGTGATCCCGGCGAAGACGACGGGAATGTCGAGACTGCCGGTTTTTGAGAACGACAGGAACGCAGTGCAAAGCGTGGCGATAATGGTAACGATGCCGAGTAATGTGGTCTTCATGGTGTTTGTTGCTTTGTTATTTCTAGCGGGCCAGAGTGGCCGGAGAGTTAGCGGGACGGACGCCAGTGGCAGATTTCGATTCCGCAGCCTTTAGACATGCGGGCAACGTCGTCCTGGAGCCGCTCGATCACGGTCGTCTGCGAGGCAATCAGCTTGTCTTGAGCGGCAAGGCGCGAGCGCACGAAATTCCAAATCACCGTCGCCATCGTCGCGATGGTTAGCCCGAGGGTGGAAATGATCGCAAGAATCCAAGCGATCGGCAGTTCGACAATTTCGGGGGAAGGCAGCATATTGTCAGACGTTGAGCGCGGCGGCTTGGATGAACATCGCGTCCACTTGCTCGCTGGTGAGCGCGAGGGCAGTGGCTAGCGCGGTGACAGTTGCTCCATGGCGGACCAGTGGCGCACCACCCTCCCATGCGGCGAGGACGACGGTTTTTTGCGGTTCGCTCATCGCGGCCATGATCGCGGCGACTTGAGACGTTAGCCCAGCGAGTTCGATCACCGCTTTAGCCCGCCAGTTGGCGATTTCGGTCGGCACCTTCGGCCCGCGCACTGGCCGAGGCTTGAGCGCGGTGTAGCCATCCAGCGTCTCGGCGACGGTGAAGCTTGGGCCTTGCG